TAGCGTCCATTTCATCATCTCGATCCACCAATCCTGATTAGCCTGGGGATTGATGTAACTCCGCTTCCAACACAAAACCCCGCCAGCAATAAGACCTGCGTCCTGCGGCCACCCTTGATCCCGATAATGCTCGACCTGAGCCAAGATAGGTTGATCTCGATACTTGACCATATCCCAACACTCTCCGGCTTCTTGGTAGATACAAGTCCGCCAGGGATGTTGGAATGCAGCCATTGTGTCTCCGGCTTGGTCGATCATGTAAGCCACAAACTCAGGGCTTGTGATCCTTATCGACCCGTCTATCCAGATAACGTAATCCTCAGCAAACTCTAGCTTGTCTGGGAATACCTTGAACCACTTGGCATCCATACGAGGATCTGAGAAACGTCTGCTTGTGATGACTTGCTGCCATCCCTGAGGCTTCTTAGCACCGTCTAGGATCGCGTAGAAGGCCGTAGGAACGCTTTGTCTGACCGCGTAGTGCAACGGGTCATAGTCGCCAAAGATAGCCGTGTAGACCGCCGCATTCATACAAAAAAACGCCCAACGTCGCGTCGGGCAAAGGAGGGGAAGGAGCCAACTTTCATTTTAACCCATACCTTATTTCTTTGAGAATCTCCTCTGCTTGCAGTCTTAGGTCTATGGCTTTCCTGTGTAGCTCTACAGACAGATTGACGATTGCTAGTGCTCGTTGTTCTAACGCACTTGTTGTTTGTGCTTGCTCGATAACATCCTGTGCTGCACTCATGGCTGCTGCTTCGTTTAGATTCATGCGACCCTCAAATTAAACGGATTATTAAAGAAACTAATGCTCACGCCTTCCTCTTCTTGCTTAGTTTTTGCCAAGACAGGCTTGAACTTCTTCTTCGGCCTGGACACTTTCTTGACCTCGTATTCGTCCTTTACCCACTCCCAAACGCGTTCTTTAGTAAACGGGTCTATCCTAAACGATGTCTTTATACAACCTTTTTTTAGCAGAGCGTTTAGAGAATTCACAGTCGTCTGTTTATCGATCTTTGTTTGTAGTCTCACCGACTTTAGATCAGCAGGTGTCTTGCGCTTTTTCAGGTAAGTAAGAATCTTCTTTTGCTCGTCAGTCATTGTCATCCCCGTATCTTAGTGACCACTCTCCGCTGCGAAGCATCAATTCAAGCCTCGCCATTGCGTTCCATGCAACGTGTGCGGCGTGTAGCAATTGTGTATCTTTGTCGTAACCATCTTCGTTTTCTGCAAGTATGTGCCTATACATAGCGTTGGTGTAACGTTGTTCACCCTGCTCTACAGACAGCCAACCCCCGTAAGAATACTTCCTGGCTCCGTATTCACCGACGGCTATCACTGCATTCAAAGCCCTAAACATATCTTCAAACACTAATGATGGCCTTTGTTTTTCTGCGTCTAGTTTTGCACCAGGCGCGTGTTGGTCTAAACCTTTAGGGTCTCTTTCTTTCATGTTGTGATCGCCACTCATTTATTTCCCCTTGCTCGTATGGCGGCGGCGCACCAAGTTGCCAGCACATCCTCGCCTTCGTATTCGGTGTCTATGTCTTCACACACCTTTGCACACGCCTCACGCTCGGCAGCGGCAACAAGGGCAGCAAATCGTTCAAGCTGTTCGTCGCTTGCGCCCCAAGTAATGAATGAGCCATCAGGCGGTGCAAATCCAGCACCCCCAGCCATGCGGATGATGTCTTCTCTATCCATGATTCTTCTCCTTCAAGGCTTGTTCAATGGCGCAAGCAAAATTACCCCAGTGCTGATTTCCTAAATGGATCTCTTGTATTTCATAAGCCGTCAGCCCAACCCATTGTTTTGGTGCGGTGTAAAGGGGTGCCCATTTGGGGCTTTCTTGTTTTAACGAAACCCCTCTATTTAATCCTTCATTGCAATACCAAGCCACCGGCTTTTGCTCTGTCTCCAGTTCTTGGCGCAGGGTGGCGATGGCTTTAACACTTAGTTCGTAAAATGGTTGTTCTTCGGCTTCCCAAAAACCGGCATCACCAGAATCAGCTAGATGTTTCCATGCCTTGTTGTTTGTCTCCAACGCCTCAAGCGCCATCTTCATAGCTTCTCTGCTCATGTGTTTTTCCTTTTAATTGCCGCCTCTAGTGCTCTAGCAACATCAAGCCAACCACCACCTTCAAGAACGTCATCAATGACATTTGACACTTCTTCATCAGTCAGCCCAACCCATTCTTTCTTTGGTGGTTTGCTTGAAATACAAGTAATCGTATAGGGTTTACCGCATTGGCACTGCCATGCCGTAGGCCCTGGCTCATGCCACACGCCGTCGATAAAACCTGTACCTCCATCTGGCGACACTGCGGTCTTTTGGCTAGCATTTGCGTAATTAAGGCCTGTACCTTTACCTGGCGATAATACGGTCACAAGCCCAGCATGACTTATTGGATCACTCTCCAACGCCTCAAGCGCCACCTGCATAGCTTTTCTGCTCATCGATCCCTCGCTTTCAGCATCGCGTCTGCAATCATGTAAGCCTGCTTCGCGGTTGCATCAAAATAATTCCCAGGCTGCGCCAGTGCTTGCATCGCCTTCCCTGCAAAGTAATCACGCAGGGACATACCTGGTTGGATTAGGTATGAATGTGCAACGGGAAACGCTGCCCCACCATCTGCTGGCGTCTTTGCTGTTTTGTTCTCGCTCATGCCATATCCCCTCTATAAAGCTGCCAAGCATCGCTAAGTTCTTCTCTAGCAATCCTTACTCTAAGCCTCATATAGTCAAGATCGTCAAGAAGAATTCTTAGCTCGTTGGGATGCACCATCACATACGTTGTTTCGTCTGCTAGCTTTCTTAGCAGTGCGTAGGCTTTTTCTTTGTCTGTCATGCCTGTCCCCTTGCTCGTATAGCGGCGGCGAAATCCTGTCTATCGTCGTAGCACCATTCCATTTCTTCACACACTTTCGCACACGCCTCACGCTCGGCAGCGGCGACAAGAGCGGAGAAGCGTTCAAGAGTTTCGTCACCAAACACCCAAGCAGTAGAGTTCCAATCCTCACGCGGTGCTTGGTCACAGGCCTCCCGCGCCATGCGGATAATGTCTTCTCTGTTCATGCCGCCCTCAACTTTTCAGAGATCCTTGCCTTCCAAGAGTTCCAGTCCTCTCCTGGCCTAGCAGGACAATTTACTTTCGCTGCCATCTCAGCAGTACCTTTTTCTGTCGCCCACCACACAACAACCTTCTCTTGTGCAGGAGCGATCTCTAGTTCATCTTCCCATCTTCCTTGATTCAACCAGGTCGCAGGATGCGGGATAAACTCCTGTCCCGTACCCTTCACTTGATAATACTTATTGTGCGTCACCAGAGCCTCTACAGCAGACTTTTGCTCTTGTGGCGATAGTTTGGCCCATGCTTTCTGTGCAGCACGTTTAGCAACCTTTCTTGGGTATTTGCTCCAGAACTCCTCGAACATTGTTTTCTCCTGTTGTTAGGAAATCTCAATGTAAACCTTATTTTTGTTGTTGACTGTCGTCTTGTTGACAATCTTCTACTTCTTTTTCCTTTAGACATAACTTCCCCAAGGGTGGTAGCACTCACCTTACCCAGCAGGGGTCTCTTCTGGATGTTCCCCGCCTAGTACAGCCTAAGCCAGCGATTCTCTCCACCTCTTGCTTGTCCCACCCATGTACAAGAGGCTTTGTCCAGTACCTCACTGACAGTCTGGATCGGCATGAAACGGGGTGTTTCGCCAGCCGGTGTTTACTTCCGCGCAACCCATGCAGGTTCTTAATAACGCTCGGAGTACGGTCTGGTAGAAAAAGAAAAAGCCGTTAAGGATGCACCCTGGTGGTAGTTCCCTTCAAGAGAAAAGGGACAGGGCACATTCCTAACGGCTTACATCTGCTACCACACAGACAAACTAATCTTATCAGATCTCCACAACCTTGCAAGTCCAACCTTCTTTCAGCTTACCCCATCCGTGAACCTCTATTTTCCAGCCTGCTCGCAAGATAGCCGGAAGGTGTTCACTCTCTGCAATCTTCTTCACTCTAGCCGAGACATTACCTCTTGAGGTCGTTTGAACTAAGAGTGTCTCTTCGTCCTTGAGACAGAGTATGTCGCCTATGTTGAACAAGTCCTGCCTGATCCTGGCCCACGGGTTCCAGTGCTCGACGATCTGACAGACATAACCACGCTCACGAAGCGCAGCTAAAGACCTCTGAGTAGGACTTACCGACGAACGGCGTTTCTTTTTGGTATCAGCGGCAGAGATTGTCGTCACGATGACAGTCTTATGTGATTGATAAGCCTAAGATTACTCCATCGACAACAAGGAGCCAGCAATGAAAGTACATATCAGCCATGTAGTTAAAGCAATAGAAGTACTTAGCAAGATTGAAAAAGCAAGCATAAAACAGTTTCAAGATCCAAAGTTTGTCGGAACGTTGCAAGCAGAGGCTTTCCTTGCACTGTATCCGTTAAAACATGCTATCGAAAACAGCAAAGCTGAAGTAACCGTTGAAGGTGAAGTATGAGCGTTGACTACGATGCTTGGCTTGACAGACAACTTTACGAATACGACAGAGAGAGGGAACAAAATGACTACCAACAACAGTTGGAACAACAGGAGTACGAACTTGACCAAGTACAAGATAACGAGGAGTGACTGGGCACTATGCGCGCTATTGGGGATTTGCTACGGAACACTTCTATTCCTGTTCATAAAGTAACGGAGCCAAACATGAAATTCAACGAACTCAGAAAGATCAACGTAACCGAGAAGGTCGAGAAGAAAAATGGCCTTTCTTACCTCTCTTGGGCCTGGGCCGTGGATACATTGTTACAACACGATCCTACGGCTACATGGGAGTACAAGCCCCATCAGATGTGGGGCGACACCGTGATGGTGTTTTGTGAAGTCAAAGCATTTGGAGTATCTCGCACTGCACAACTGCCTGTCATGGATCACCGTAACAAAGCAATCTCTGAACCAGACGCTTTCCAGGTCAACACTGCTATGCAAAGGTGTCTAGCTAAGGCTATCTCGCTTCACGGTATCGGGCTTTATATCTACGCTGGAGAGGATCTGCCAGAAGAAACTAAAGAAGATCCAGCAGACCACCTCAAGATCGTGAGCGAGGCTGAGAACATGGAAGATCTGAAGCAAGCCTTTACGACAGCTTATAAGGCTCTAAAGAACAATCCTGAAGCTATCAAGCAGTTAGACGCAGCCAAAGAACAGCGCAAGAAAGAACTGACGGAGATCAAATGAGTCAGATTCTCTCTATTGCCAAGCAATCAGGGGTTCTCATCTCACACCGAGATGAGTTCCTGAAATCGGTGGAAAAGTTTGGCCGGTTGATGCTCAACAAGTCTAAACCGCTAACGCCAACACAAACGGCTTACTTAGAAGTACTCGACGACTGGATGTCACTTAACGATCTTGCAAATAAGTTTGGTTGCACACCACAGAATGCCTTGAAGATGATTCGCGCTTTGGAGGCTCGCAAGTTGGTAACAAAAGAAAAGCTTTACAGGAAATCCTGGGCCTACTACTACAAAAGAAAATGAACCTGAACACATTTGAAGAAGGACTGCTGGACTCAATCCAGACAGAGCGATGCAAGAAACTGCTCTGGTCTGTCATCCAACTAGCAGTCGATGATGCTTGCAAAGCACCCTATAAAACTAGACCTACAGACGAAACGATTACCGCTTTACGATTCTTATTCGGAGACCTCCACGAGTCAGGGCTCGACAATTACCTAATGTGGCTTGACGTTGATAGCAAAGAGTTCAAGAGACGCATGGTCAACGCCATGTTCTCAGAGCGTCACGATAAGTTCACCGACTTCGAAAGACGAGCCTTTCGAGCTAACTACAACTGGTATCTGAGAAATGAGATCAATACTGACAACTGAGACTGACCGCAGGAGGGTCATAGAGGCCATAGAAGCCACTGAACTAGGCTACATGGTAACTATTACCAAACCACCTCGAACAGCGGCTCAGAATCGGTTTTATTGGTCGATCCTGACAGCTTGTGCGGAACAGTTAATGGGCCAGCAATATACCCAGGACATCTGGCACGAGTGGGCTAAGACAAGGTTTCTTCCCTCTCGTGTTGTTGAGCTTCCTGGAGGTATCGTAAAAGAGATCGAGCCTTCGACTGCTTCGCTTACTGTTTCGGAGTTTTCAGACTTAGTAGAGCAACTTCTTCAGTACGCAATCGAGAAGGGCTTAGTCTGGACAGACGAGATGAAAGACGCTGAACTTGACTTAAGGAAGATCAATGTACTCAAACAAAAAACTACTTGAGGCTTGCAGGAATATGCCTTGCGGATCATGTTTTTGTGAGGACGGAACTGTAGTCGCTGCTCACAGGAATCAAGGCAAAGGCATGGGCATCAAGGTATCTGATGCTTTAGTAGCATCTTTGTGTTTTAAATGTCACTCATACTTAGACCAGGGAAAAGAAATGTCTCGTGAAGAACGTCGAGACTTCTGGAACCAAGCGTACATAAACACAATGCAAGCAATGATCGAACGAGGGATATTAAAGGTGCAACATGGAACAAAGAACTGATGATTGGTTTAAGGCAAGGTTGGGCCATCTAACCGCTTCACGGGCCTCAGACGCGCTTGCGAAACCTGGTACGGCTGCGCGCCGTACATACCAGATTCAACTCGTTACAGAGCGTCTGACAGGCTTACAGAGCGATTCATTCACGAATGCAGCTATGCAATGGGGAACAGAACAAGAACCTGTTGCTAGGGCTGCTTATGAAGTCCATACAGGCCATTTCGTCGAGCAGACAGGGTTTCATACCCACAAGTCGATAAAGTGGCTTGGAGCGAGTCCTGATGGCTTTGCAGGCTCAGGGTTGATTGAGATCAAGTGCCCCAACTCAAACACTCACGTTGATTACTTACTAGCTAAGGAGGTTCCCACAAAATACAAAGCACAAATGCTCACTCAAATGCTCGTGACAGGTAGAACTTGGTGCGACTTTGTTTCTTTCGACCCAAGGCTTCCTGAACATCTACAGTTATTCGTCGTTCGTTACGAGCCTAAACCGGAAGAGCTAACCAAGATCGAGGCTGATCTGGTTTCCTTTCTCAATGAAGTTAATCAAATGGAGTTGTCGT